CAAGCCTACTAGACCCCTGACGCTGGATGACAAAGAGTTTATTGACCGTCGTTGGGCTGATCGTCTGCCTGAAGGTACTGGCAGCTATAAGTCTGTTATCGCCAAGCTGCTAGAAGAAGGCCAGCCCATCAAGTTCAACATGGGTTGTGGTCGTGACCGTATTGATGGCTACCTTGGTGTGGATATGCACAGCGATACCGCAGACATCAAGCAAGACATCATGAAGCTGGACTTGCCAGAACATTGCGCTGACGAGATATTCGCCAGCCATGTGATTGAACATATTCCACAGCATCGCGCTCCTAGCGTCCTAGAGAAGTGGCTTGCCACGTTGAAAGAGGGCGGTATGCTTGTTTTAGAGACTCCTGACCTTGCTGGTTTGTGTAAGGACTACCTTGAGCAAGATGGTGCAGATCAGCATATGACTGCTATGTGTATCTATGGCGCTCACGTAGACCGTATTACTCCTGAGACACAAGAGAAGGGTGCTTTATCTCCGCACCTGTGGGGTTACACGCCTAAGTCGCTGGCTGACCTGTGTACAGCGGTAGGTTTTAAAGACATCAAGATTCTGCCGGTAACGGGTCAGCATCCGGGTAAGAACTTTAGATTGGAGGCGGTAAAATGATTTCCTTAGAAGGTTTGCAATCTGGCGTAACAGGTGAAGACCGCGCTATCGCTATTTTGAAGGTTGAGCATAACAGTCAGACGTATGATTGGATGACGTTTGTGCCACCTGACGCTGATTTGGCTACTTATATTGCCGCCTCAGAGGGGCGTGTTAAGGCTGAGATTGACGCAAAAGAAGCTGTTTGGGCTGCTTTAAATCCTAAGACGCGCGAGATTGAGGGCATTAACGGTACTGAGACTGTCGCTATTGATAAGTCTGAGATAGTACGTGCTGATAATCCTGATTACTATGCGAGTCGTCGTGCTGAGTATCCTGCGCTTGCGGATCAGTTGGATGCAATGTGGAAGGGCGCTGATGCTATGGCAGAAATGGCGGCTAAGATTGCGGCGGTTAAGGCAAAGTATCCTAAACCATGAGTTATACGCTATCCAAAACGGATGCAAATAAAATTGTTAGGATAGATCAGGGAGGGGTAGTTACTCTCCCTGGTAGCGTGTTCTCTAAGGGGGATGCGATAATATTATTTAACAATACGGATGAATTTATCTCTATTCATTCGCTAGTGGAAAACTCTTATCGCTCTTCTCGTGCAAAGAAAAGAGCATTTATAGAGTTTCCTCCTAGATCATTAGCAAATGCTGTTTTTATTGACGACAATATTGTAGTTATATCAGTGGGGTTCTAAATGAGCGGCATACTCTTGGCTTTTGTTGGTGCATCTTTTGGTGGCGGCGGCGCGTTAGTTGTTGACGGCACCTTCTCTGGTGCCCCAATGGCGGTAGTTTCCTTTGGTGGCTAAGCATGGAACCTCAGTTCTTAATTAATGTTGGCTTTGCCGCTGCCGGTTTCTTTGGGGGTTGGCTCATCAACAGCATGACCCGCTCTATTACGCGCCTTGAAGATAAGATGTCTGACCTTCCTTTGCTTTATGTTAACAAGGATGATTACAAGTCAGATATTACTGACATGAAAAATATGCTGAGTAAGATCTTTGACAAACTTGATGGGAAGGCCGACAAGTGAAATATGGATCCGATTACGATTGGGGCGGCCTTCGCGGTCGCCAAGGCGGCAGTTGCTGGCGTAAAAGAGGCAATCGCCCTCGGTAAAGAAGTACAGGAGTGTTACCACGACATTAGCGCATTCTTTACGGCGCAGGGGGAGATCCAGGCTGCGGTAATACAGCAGGAGCATGACCAGAAACTAGGTAAGCAGAAGGACGCTACCGCCGAGGCGCTTGATGCGATGTTTGCGTCGCGCCAGATGTTCAAGATGGAAGTGGAACTCCGTGAAGCATTGATTTACGGCTCCGGTAACGAGTCTGGCCTGTACGAAGAGATGTGCCAACGGCGGGACGCTATTATCCAAAAGCGTAAGAATGCCCTTGAGGAAGAAGCCCGGCAGATTCGGCTAAAAGCATACGCCATCAAACGCAAGAAAGAGCAGCGGATTCAGAACATTCAAGAGTGGCTGGCAGTCGTTGTGGGCGTGTCAATTAGTAGCTTTATTATGTACATAATCTGGTGGATGTTTAGGCACGGGGGTGACGAATAATGTTGACATTACTTTCTACGCTGATAAGTTTCCTGATGGGCGGTTTGCCTAAAGTTTTGGATTTCTTCCAAGACCGTGCCGATAAAGGGCATGAGCTCAAACTAGCCGCCATGCAGACTGAGCGTGAGCTACAACTAGCCGCTGCTGGTTACGCTGCCCAGGCAAAGATTGAGGACATCAAGCTAGACGAGATTAGGGTCCAATCCTCCGCGGATACTCAGCAAGCCTTAATGGGTGCCCAGCAGGCTGAAATGCAGGCTATCTATGCCCACGACACAAGCCTGAACGAAGGCACCAGCCAGTGGATGAAGAACCTCCGCGCCGGTGTGCGCCCGATTATCACGTTCGGCTTCTTTTTCCTGTTAGTGGCCATTGATGTCGGTCTATATATTCACGGCATTAACAATAATGTATCTTTTGACATCCTTGCAGATCAGCTTTGGGATGACGAGACTCAGGCCCTGTTCGCTTCGATTATTGCCTTCCATTTCGGGGGCCGGGCTTTTGGCAAATGAAAGTCAGCCAACAATGTTTAGTAATGATTCGGCACCACGAAGGAATCAAGCTTCGTCCCTACCGTTGTCCGGCTCTTTTGTGGACATGCCTTGTTGGGCATGTATGCGACCCGAACCACACAAGGATCCCGTTAGAGCAGAGGAAGTCTCTGCCGATACCGGAGGGGTGGAATCGACAGTTTACGATGGAGGAAGCTGATGCGGTGCTTTCTAAGGATCTTGAGAGGTTTATCCGAGGCGTATCCAAGTATTGCCCTGGTCCTATTACTCAAGGGCAGCTTGACGCACTGGTCAGTTTTAGTTTCAACCTTGGGCTAGGCACCCTGCAGCGGAGCACTTTACGGCAGAAGCATAACCGGGGTGACTTTGATGGTGCCGCAAATGAATTCTTGAAGTTTACGAAGGCAGGTGGAAAAGTACTGAGGGGGCTTGTTACTAGACGAGGTGATGAGCGGTCCCTGTATTTGGCCAAATAACTACACGTTTTACATAGTTGCAACATGACCTTAAAATGGCCGTAAGTCTATGAAAGTTTAAGGAAAGTACCATGACCTCCGCAGTTGTGATGACCTATGACAGCCTAGTGGCTGACGTGATCTCCTACCTGGAGCGGACTGATACCGCCACGGTAGACAAGATTCCTACTTTTATTATGTTAGCTGAGCAGGTTATTGCCAGCCAGATCAAGTTTCTAGGCAACCTGACGGTCCAGGAAAGCCAGATGATTGCTACGCAGTCGGTGATTGATAAGCCTGCCCGGTGGCACAAGACGGTCTCCATGAACGTGACAGTGGCCAACAACCGGTATCCGGTCCTGTTGCGCAAGCCTGAGTACCTACGGGAGTACTGGCCAAATCCTAGCGAGACGGAAGTTCCGAAGTTTTACTCTGACTATGACTACACCCATTGGTTAGTGGCGCCGACGCCTGACCTTGACTATAACTTTGAGGTTATCTATTACGAGCGGGTTCAGCCGTTGAGCTCAACTAACCAGGTTAATTGGTTCACAACCTATGCCCCACAGGCCATGCTGTACGGGACGTTACTGCAGTCGATGCCGTTCTTGAAGAACGATGACCGGATGCCTATGTGGCAGGCTCAGTACGACCTTATTATCAACACTCTGAAGGCCGAGGATGCGATGCGCATAGCCGACCGTCAGGCCGTCGCATTGGACTCCTAACTATGTCATATAACAGCCCCTTTACAGGAAACGTAGTCCAGCCGACGGACGTTTCTTATCGCTACATAGAATTAACCGCGGATTTACAACTAGAGTGGCCAATTAACGGCACCACGGCTGACGGTGCGGCTGCGAGGATTATGGACGTCCTGCCTGACGAGACTGGGTGGAACTTAATCATGCCGCCGGCGAATCAGACATCGGTAGGCACTGATGCGATGATTTACAACATTGGCGTTTTTGTTTTTACGGTAACCGACTTTGACGGCGGGATTATTGCTGCGATTGCCCCTGGGCAAGCTCAGTATATCTACGTAACAGACAATGCTGACGAGGCCGGCACCTGGAACGTTTTCCAATTCGGCGCCGGAACTTCATCGGCTGATGCGGCGGTACTTGCCGGATATGGTTTAAAGGCCCTCTCAACGACCTTAAACCAGTCGCACAGTATGGTAACGTTCTCGTCTAACTATACGGCTGTGGCGGCCGACAGGGCCTCATGCTACATCTGGAACGGCGGCGCTGGTACGTTTATCCTGCCTACGCCTGCCTCCCTAGGCAACGATTGGTTTGTATTGGTGCGCAACGGAGGGACTGGTTCGTTGGCGGTTACCCCGGCTAGTGGGAATATTAACGATGTTGCATCGGTTAGCTTGCAGCCTGCTGATTCTTGCTTTGTGTGCTGCTCTGGGACGGCGTACTTTACGGTTGGCTTAGGTAAGGTGTCGCAGTTTAACTTTACGCAGCTAACGAAGCTGGTAACGAACGGCACCTATACCTTGACCTCTGCGGAGGCCGCTAACGTTGTCCAGAAGTATATTGGGACATTGTCCGGCGCGGTGACGGTAGAGATCCCGCAGACGGTGCAGGTTTACTACATCTCTAACCAAACCACGGATCCTGGCCCTTACGATATTACCTTCACAACTGGCGTAGCTGGCTCTAATACGGCGGTTGTGCCTGCCGGTAACCAGGTTATTTTGTTGTGCGATTCGGTAAATATTTATAACGCGACAACAATTAGCGTAGGCGCAAGCATTTCTTCCTTGTCTGATGGAACGGTTGTTAACCCATCTCTTAACTTCGCCTCTGAAACAAATACCGGCATGTACCGCCCCGGCTCTGGGGAGATTGGTTGGTCTATTCTCGGGGTAAATGAGATGACCTTAGCGGCTTCAGGTTTAACTATTCCTAGCGGTATCGCTGGTGGTGTCTTCACATGACCCAAAAAGTCTTTGCACTTGATACTGTCGCTGGCATTCAGCGGGACGGGACGCTTTTTGACAAGGCCTACTATACCGACGGCAAGTGGGTCAGGTTCCAGCGTAAGCGCCCTCGTAAGATGGGCGGGTACCGGGTTATCTCGGCTCAGCTCACGGGCCCATCACGGGGTATCTGGGTTAATCCAAAGAACGGGCTAACTTATATTTATAGTGGGTACAACGACGGCTTGCAAGTTTTACCAATCGACAATAACGGTGTCGGGTCTGGTGTTTTGGACTTTACATTGAATGATTTTACGCCATCGGATCTTAACCTTTGGCAGTTGGACGGGTTCTATGACGTTGCTGGGTCCGGTGTTGCATCTTTATTAGGCCACCCAGGGCAGAATTTACAAGCAATTGACAACGAAACTAATACGTTTGTTTTGATTGGCGACATTAACGGTACCTCAATGTCAAAAATTGGGGTATTTACGGCGTCCTGTAATTCAATTAACGGCGACCCTAGACTTACGTTATCTACAACTAACTTATTGATTGGCGCTGGTCAAACTGTTACCGGCACTGGCATACCTGCAAATACTACTGTTGTATCTTCTGGGGATACTTATGAATCGTTAACTTCAGTTGCTGTTACTGGGGTTAGTGGAACGTTTAGCTGTACTTTAACGTCTGGGTTATTCGTCGGGCAGACGGTAACTATTGGTGGTAGTGCGGTAACGGGAACTATAACTAACCCAGTAATTACCGGCACTAGCGGAACATTTACTTGTAGCAGCACGGTTGGTCTTTATGTAGATCAGCCTGTGACAGTTAGCGGCACGTTAACTTCTACCGCACTAGCCAATGTACAGGTAACGTCAATTACTGGCGATATTTCGTTTACTTCGACTACAGGTATCTATGTAGGCCAGCCGATTGCTGTTACTGGCACCTTAACTGGCACGGCCACGGGGGTCACTACTAATACGACGTATTACGTCATTGGGGCACCAACAGCTACAACAGCTCAGTTGTCAACATCCCCTGGAGGGGTTGCGATAACGACCACGCCTGGCACAACTGTTGGTTTAACTTTTAATGCGCCTTTACAGACAGGGATTACGTCTGGGACTACGTATTTTATTAAGACAACAAACGGCTCTACGACATTTACTTTGTCGGCATCTGTTGGCGGCGTTGCAATCACAACAATAGTTAACTCATTGGCCGGCTTGACGTTTAGCGTTCCATTATCTATCGGGCTAACTACGGGGCAGACGTACTACATTATTACCACTAACGGCTCTACTACATTTACCTTGTCTGCAACTTCAGGCGGGGCTGCCGTTACTACCGTCATAAACAGCACCTCTTTGTACACGTTTACTACGGGGAATTACTACAAGGTTGTGATAAGTAATAATGCGACTGCTACGGGTCAAGCTACGTTAACTTTCGATAACAATGTAAGTGTTTCTGGTGGGCTTGTTGTCTTGCACCCGTATGTTTTTGTCTACGGCAATAATGGTCTGATAAAGAACTGCTCTGCCGGTAATTCTAGTAATTGGGTATCTGCTGACGCTAACGAGGTCAACGTGGCCTCTGGGAAGGTTGTTAAGGGGTTACCCGTGCGCGGGGGCTCTAACAGCCCCTCAGGCCTGTTCTGGGCTACTGACAGCCTAATACGCGTCTCCTTCGCTCCCCAGACTTTGGGGGTTGCTGGAACATCAAACTTCTCTACCACTAATTATTGGCGTTACGACATTATCTCAAGCCAGACCTCAATCTTATCGTCGCAGTGCGTGATTGAGTACGACGGTATCTATTACTGGATCGGCGTTGATCGGTTCCTTCTGTACAACGGTACGGTAAAGGAAATTGAAAACAACATGAACCAGAACTACTTTTTCGACAACCTGAACTATAGCGCTAGGGAAAAGGTTTGGGTAACAAAAGTACCTCGATATGGTGAGATTTGGTGGTACTACCCTCGCGGGGATTCCACTGAATGTAACGACGCGATTGTCTACAATATTCGTGAGAACACTTGGTACGACGCCGGTGGGGCAATTGGTGCTCGGCGCTCTGCTGGGTACTTCTCACAGGTGTTTGCATTTCCTGTCGCGGCCGATTGGGTAACGACTGTCTCTGAGCAAGTATTCCAAGACGATTTTGATATTGTTAACGGCTCCCCTTATCTTAATACAGCGACCTACTACCCTGACGTTATCGTAGGTCAGATTATTAGCGGGACGGGGATTACTGTTGGCACCGAGGTGCAGACGGTCACAACTAGCGGCATTAACGGCCTTGGGGCTATTACGGCCGGATCTGGCTATGTAGACGGGTCTTACCCAGATATCCCGTTTACAACCGGTAGCGGTTTTAACGGGACGGCAGACATTACTGTTTCTAGTAATGCTGTGACCGCTGTCGTAATCGTAAACCCTGGCGCTACCTATCAAGTTGGGGATGTGCTTGAGGTTGACGATGCTGACTTAGGTGGTGGGTCTGGATTCTCAATACCCATTACCTCTATTTGGACGATGGTTATCACGATGACGGCTAACGCTACGGCGACCGGCACAGAGCTGTTAACGTTTAGCACGCAGCCGGACTTAATTGAGGTGTTCCAAAACGAGTACGGTACTGACTATGTAAATGGCCAGAACGCGGTTGCTATTGAGAGCTACTTTGAGACCAACGACCTTGGTTGGGTCAGCGGCGGTCCTTCTGAGATGTCCCCGGCTGGAAATAACCGGTGGCTGCGCTTAGAGCGCGTTGAGCCTGACTTCATCATGACAGGTGAGATGAACCTTGTTGTAACTGGGCGTCCATTTGCACAGGGTGATGACCAGGAGTCTACTCCGTATGTGTTTGACGCTAACATTGGCAAGATTGACATGAAGGAGCAGCGCCGGGAGTTACGCCTGCGGTTCACTTCAAACATTGTTGGTGGTAACTATCAATTAGGTAAGTTGCTGCTGAATGCGGACCTTGGCGACGTTCGAGGTTTCGGATCATGATGACCCCGAGCGTAAGCCCTCCGCTAGTCTATGACCCTCGGTATCATACTTTTGACTCTTGGGCGTGCCTGATGGTCGAGCAGTATGCGGCGAATCAACTTGCTATTCCTACGCCAGGCATGGACTGGACTGAGTGGGCTCGTGGGTTAAAGGCAATTGACGTGTTCACGAACGAAGGTATTCCGGGTCCCGTTGGGTTTGATAACTGGTTTGATTGGGCATCTGCATTGTTAGGCGCCATCAACCCTAGCGTGGCGTAAAGGTAAATTATGGCTCTTACTTATGGCGAAACACAGGCTCGATTAACGAGCGAACTAGGACGCCCTCCAACTGCGAAGGAGATGTATGCGGCGTCAATTGCAGAAAAGAAAGTAACAAC